CCTCTATCCCCCAGACTATCCTTGACATTGACACCTCTGATGCTCAAGAACCTAGTTGTGTAGATCCAGGAGAGTACAAGATTCGTATTACAGGATTCCGTAAGGATCAGAGTGGCAATATTGTACGAACTTCTGATTCAGGAAATCGTTACTTCATAATGACTTTCGATATTCCAGATGAGGAATTCTCCAAGGGACTCTCCAAGATCTTCTCACTGCCTAACAAAGATCATGATGCTAAGCAGACTAATGCAATTAAGTGGAATCTCGAATGCTTCAAAAAAGCCTTTGGCCTCGACGAGATTAACTTCTCAGCTATGGTAGGCAAGGAAGGATATGCCATTCTTGGAATCTCTTCTTCTGAACAGTATGGAGATCAGAACGAAGTCAAGAAATTCATTACTGGTGCATAATCTCTACATCCCATAATGTCATGTAGCAAACAGAGGGGACTAATCATCCCCTCTTTTGCAACTTTATTTAAGGAGCACCTCTAATGTCACATACAGAATATCGTCCTAGAATATCAGTGGAAATCAGAGATGATCAATATCAGATAATCCAAAAGATGCTACCACATGGAACTCAGAAACTTCTCTTTCAAGCCCTACTAGATGGAGTAATCGCACTATATAACAAAGGAGGTTTTAATGCCATAGGTGCCATAATCAGTGGTCATGTGGACGTAACACAACTTGCTAGACAAGGTCTCCCTTACACCCATTCTTCTACCCCTAAGGACTAACATGGCTACTATAGAATCCCTAGGAACCTCCGTCACCAAGATGTCTCGACAAGATCTATTCACTCTCTTAGGTGCTATTCGCACTAGAAGACGCACTCGTCCTGCGGCAAAACAAAAATCTACCCCAGCTAAAGTATCCAGATCACCAAACAAAAAGAATCTTCAATCAAAAGATATGTTCCAATATGCTAACGGCCTAACCTCAGAGGCCAAGTCTAACCTCGCAAATGAACTTTTAAAGGAGTTACTTAATGGCTCAAAATGACTCTCTTCTCTCCTACATTCCTATCGCAGAGATAGATATGGGAGATAGATTTCGTACCGAATACGGTGATATCGAACAGTTAATGTACTCAATAGAAAAGAATGGTCTAATCACCCCAATAGCAGTAGGATTAACTGAAACTCTAAAAATTGACAAGAAATCAGATAAAAAATACACTCTAATAGCCGGTGGTCGCCGGATGCACGCTGTGACTAATCTCAAATGGTCAGTAGTTCCAGCTAAAATCTATGACCAACCTCTCTCTGAACTCGACTATCGCTCTATTGAGTTAGCTGAGAACTTCGATCGTAAAGATATGACCTATGTTGAAGAGGTTACTCTAAAAAGAAAAATTAATAACCTTCAAATAGAAATCCATGGCCCTAAACATTCAAGAACTCCTGGGGCTGATGGATGGTCACAAGCAGATACTGCCCGCCTTCTCAAAGAGAGCCCTACTAATGTGGCACGTGATCTTAAGCTCGCCCAAGCTATGGAAGAGTTTCCTCAGATTGGTCTTGATAAATGTAAGAATAAAGGTGATGCTCTTAAATTATTGAATTCCATTGGTAAGAAGCTAGACAACTCTATGAAATCCGCTGCTTACACTAAGGATTTGGGGCCTCAAGATAGAGTCTTCAAGAGACTTGTAAACTCCTACATAGTCCAGGACTGCTTTGAGACTATGTCTCAGATGCCTAACTCCACCATAGACTTCATAGAAATAGACCCACCTTATGCAATGGACCTAAAGTCAAAGAAAGCTGAATCTCTCACCATTGGGTATAATGAGATGGAAGCTTCTGACTACCCCAAAATAATGCAGAAACTTTTCTTTGAATGTTTCCGAATCCTCCGTCCAGACTCATGGCTAGTATGCTGGTTCGCCCAGGAGCCTTGGTTCCCTTACATAGTAGGATGGCTTCGTGAAGAGGGATTTAAATTCACTCTATTAACAGGTATTTGGATCAAACCATCTGGTCAAACAAATCAGCCTGAGACCCTCCTAGCCAACTGTTATGAACCCTTCTTCTATTGTCGTAAAGGGAATCCTAAACTCAACAAGCCTGGACGTTCCAACGTATTTGAATTCAACCCTATGCCACCAGCTCAAAAGATTCATCCTACTCAACGTCCACTAGCCATGATGACTGAACTCTATTCTACCTTCTGCTCTCCAGGAAAGTCAGCATACATTCCTTTCTTAGGAAGTGGAGTAGGCCTAATGGCTGCCCACTCTTGTAAGATAAATGCCTTTGGTAATGACCTCACCCCTGAGTACAAAGAAGGGTACACAGTACAACTCAAACAATACCTGGAGAATCATCATGAGTAATATCTTATTCTTTGATACAGAAACTACAGACCTTCCTAAGTTCAAGCTCCCTCTAAATCACCAAACTCAGCCTAAGATTCTCCAAATAGCAGCCCTTTTAATATCCACAGAAGGTGAGGAAATCACATCTTATTGCGAATACGTTCAAATAGGAGATGCTCCAATAAATAAGTATGCCTTAGCCGCTCATGGAATTTCCAGTGAAAAGGCCAATAACGAAGGTGTACTTCCAGAAGAAGCATTTGAACGGTTCTATGAAATGTCCTTTAATAGTAGTGATGCCTTAGCATGCCATAATTTTAACTTTGATATCCAACTAATTAAATATTTAGCACACCAGATATCTCCATATTATGATGATCCAACTGAACCTTTAATAAAGTTAGATGAAATCCTTGAACTCCCTTACTACTGCACTATGGCCAAGACAACATCATATTGCAAACTGCCTTTCCCTTCTGGAAGAAAGGGATTTAAGTTTCCTAAACTTGAAGAACTTCACAGACTTCTCTTCAATGAAGATTTCGAAGGTGCTCATGATGCATTAGCTGACGTACGAGCTACTGCACGTTGCTACTATGAACTTAAATCTAGAGGTATAATGTAATGAGGCATATATCAGAGAGGGGAAAAGACTGGATTAAGTTTCACTCGGAAGTTTTAACTCACATAGAAGAGTACACTGTCCCTCAGTATGGAGACAAAGGCTCTGATCAATGTTCTGATTTTACCCTACAGGATTTTGTAACTAGTATGAAAAAGTATCTTAATCGTTTCGGTAGAAACACTCGTCCTGGGCAAGATCGTCTAGACATGCTCAAGGTAGCCCATTATGCTCAAATGTTAAGTGATAAACTAAATGAATTGAGGGACGACTATGACAAAATTAAAGAAGAATAACACCTACATATCACCTGAACAGATTGAATTAATTCTTAACACCTGTGCAGATAATGCCACATCTAATGTAGATTACATCTATTGTGTCTCCAAAAAGGTGAATGAATTCTTTAGAGAAGGAACCTTAGTTCCATCTGCATATGAAATTCCAATAGATCCCACCTGTAAAGATTGAAGTTAAAGAGGTAGGAAGTTTCCTACATCCCATTATGTTATATAGGAATGAAATTTAACTTAAAGGCCCATCTTATGAGATCAACATATGTTAAACCCTCTGGGTCAAAAGATTCTCCTTATATAATAGTAGGAGAACAGCCTGGTAGGACTGAGATAATCAAGGGAAGATACTTCTGTGGACCTGCGGGTATGGAGCTAATGGACAATCTCCGAATTGCAGGTATCAATGTTGCTGATTGTTATCTGACTTCGGTAATAAAAGATGCTGACCACATCCTGGGGCAGTATATAGAATTCAACCCTAGGAAGGGCCCAACTATTCACCCATTAGGACAGGAGTACATTAATGAACTTGCAGCTGAGCTTGATTCTTGCACTGGTAAGGTCATCATCGCTCTTGGAAACGTGGCCCTCTACGCATTGGCAGATAGGACTGGTGTCACTAAGTGGAGAGGCTCAGTTATATCTCCCACTCTCGTATCTAATAAACTCGTTATTCCCTCTATACATCCTTCAACTATAGTTCCACCTAAGAACCAATACACTAACAAGAGGCTTCTAATCTACGACCTTAGTCGTGCTAAGAAAATCAAAGAGGATGGATACAAACCTACTGAACGTCACATCTCTATTCGTCCTACCTTCTCTCAATGTATGAATTTCTTGCACACTTGTGAGTTGTGGGGGCATCTTGGCAATCCCATTGCTTATGATATCGAAGTAGATGTATTCAACGGAGAAATGACATGCATATCTTTTGCTTACACTCCTACAGATGTAATTAGTATCCCATTCACAAGTGAAAGGGGAGACTACTTCACCATTCCCCAAGAGGCTGACATAATTAAGAGGATTGGTAAGATATTAGAAGATCCTAATATCCCCATCCTGGGGCAGAATATGGTGTTTGATTGCCAGTATCTACTTCGCAAGTATGGCATCCACACTAACAACATCCATGATACAATGGTTGCACAGAAGACTATGCTTCCTGATTACCCAGTCGGGTTACATTTCATCTGCTCCTTATATACTGACCTCCCATACTACAAAGATGATGGCAAGTACTGGCTAAAAGGTATAGGAAGTTGGGAATCAGGATGGAGGTACAATGCACTTGATTCAGTAGTCTGCAAAGATGCATATCCTAAACAGATTAATGACCTTCTTAAACAGCACAACTATTTTACATATGAGAGAAAGAGAAAATCCATTCTTCCTTATGTCTATATCATGGAACACGGAATTCGTATCAATCTTGGCTCTATGCAGCAGGCTTATGATGAGATGGGAGTTGAGATAGAAGATACCCTCAATGAACTCCACAAAGTATGTGGCTTTGAACTCAACCCTAATTCTCCTAAGCAGGTAGCCACTTACTTTTACATTACTAAGAAACTTCCTGCCTACAAGAATAGAGATGGAGGAGACACTACAGATGAAAAAGCACTTAAGCGAATCTCAAGAAAGGGATTTAAAGAAGCTCGTCTCATCCTTAAACTCCGTGGCCTGGGAAAAGAGCGAAGTACATTCCTTGATCCAGGAAAGGTTGATACTGATGGACGTATGAGGTGTTCATACAATCCTGTTGGAACCAGATACTCAAGGGCCTCAAGTTCTGAAAACATCTTTGGAACCGGAAACAACCTTCAAAATCAGCCTCATCGTGTGCTCACCCACTTCTTAGCCGATCCATATCACGTCTTCTACGGGATGGATTTAAGTCAGGCCGAGAATCGTATAGTAGCATACGTTGGACGTATCACTCAAATGATCGAATGTTTTGAGACGGGTCAAGATGTACATTCCCTAGTGGCTATGATCATGGCTAATATGTACTACGGAGGTAAACTACCAGAGGGATTCAACGCTAGAAAGACTCTTGCACCTATTGGTGATGGGCAGAAACCTTGGCGTGACTGGGGGAAAAAAACTGGACATGCGGCCAACTATGACATCACCTACAAGACCCTCTCCTTGTATAATGAAATCCCTGAACGTGATGGTAAGATGATCCTCGACATCTATCATAAAGGATTCCCTGGGGTTAGGTCTGGCTTTCACCAGCATGTCCAACAGTGTATTAATAGGAATCGTACTTTGACTAATTTAATGGATCGTAAGACCTTATTCACTGACAAGATAGACGAGCAGCTCTATAGAGAAGCTTACGCCTGCATACCTCAAGGGACTGTTGGGGATATTATAGATGAACGTGGACTTAACTTTGTCTACTACAATTCATCCAAACACTTTGAATATGTTAAGTTAATGATCCAGGTGCATGATCAAATAGGATTTCAAATCCCTACTCCTCTCCATCCTACTACTCCAGTATCTTGGGATGATCATTCTAAAGTCTTAACAGATATTAAGAGAAGTTTAGAAACCCCTCTCTATACCCACTACGGACTTAGATTTGTAGTACCTGTAGATACTATGATGGGAGTTTGCTTGAATAAGGATGAGGGTGTGGAACTATCTAACTTTGCCCCAGAGTATCTTGAAAGCCAGTACTTTAAATGCACAGAAAGGTGGCTTCCTACATGCCATAATGTCATATAGCAATAAAGGAGTTAGATATGCCACGCAGACTTGATGACTGGCTTGATTCTTACATGATATATACAGCCAACTCTGAACCTCCCAAACTCTATCACACATGGACAGCTATCTCCACCATAGCAGCTGCACTTCAACGTAAGTGTGTAATGAATTGGGGAAAACTTCGCTTCTACCCTAACATGTACATAGTCCTAGCCGGCCCTGCGGGGAGAGCTAGAAAAGGTACTGCCATGTCCTATGGTAAGGACTTCCTAAGTAGGCTTGGGATAAGGATGAGTGCTGAATCTATAACCCGTGAAGCTTTAGTCCGTGAGATCATGGAAGCACAGACTACAGAAATAGATACCATCACCGGTGCTATGACCTTCCACTCATCTCTTACAGTATTTGCACCAGAACTTGTAGTCTTTCTCGGATATAACCAACAGCAGCTTATGATGGACTTAACTGACTGGTTCGATTGTGGGCACGGGCCAGATGGTAAGTGGACATATCGTACTAAACACCAAGGTACTGATGAGATAGTAGGAATATGGGTCAATCTAATAGGTGCTACTACTCCTGACCTTCTGCGCTCATGTCTAAGTATGGACGCCATAGGTGGGGGGTTAACCTCTCGGATCATTTTCGTATATGAACCAGACAAGTTCCAATCCTGTCCTGCACCTATACTATCCGTGGCAGAAGAAAAGCTAGAACAAGATCTATACTATGACTTAGAACAAATCCACTTACTAAAAGGAGTATTCAAACCATCTAAAGACTTCATAGATTTATGGGTAGACTGGTACATAAAGAGTGATCAGCACCATCCCTTTGATGATCCACATCTAGCCCCCTATTGTGAGCGCCGTCCTGTTCATGTAATGAAACTGAGCACCATCCTCAGTACTTGCCACACAGATTCAATGATAGTAACTGCTGACGACCTCAGTCGTGCTATAAATATAATAGAGCACACTGAAATAAACATGCCTAAGACCTTCTCTGGAATAGGCAAGTCTCCTCATGCTGAAGTTCTGTCTAAGGTAATGAGTGAGATTGGTTTAGCTGGAGAGATTAGTATGAAGGACTTACAGAAGAAGTTCTACCACGATGCTGATGCCAGGGTTCTTGATTTAATAGTTCAGACACTCCAAGGAATGGGCTTCATCACTAGGGTAGAAAGGGGAGATGATACCATCTTGAGATACCACAAGGTGAGAGGGGGTGAAGTATGAGGCACATAACTGACCTTCTTCACATACTACTTTGCATTAAAGATCATGAGACGGACATGATGAAGATAATTAGTAGGCATCCTGATATCTGCTATTATTACTTAGAGAATGACATAGCAGAAGGTGACCTCATGCCTGATCATCAACTATGGCAAGCCAAGACTGATGACTTTAAATCCACTCTCTCACTAGGATCAGATGAAGAGGCTCTGAATTTTATAAGATCTTGTATTCAAATATCTCACTCTATTCAGAACCTCTCCTCTAACAACAAGTTCAGACTTTCCTTCATCAAGTCTATTTTAAATCTAACCTAAATTAAAGGGAGGGAATTCCACCTGATTTTCCTCCCTTACTTGCTTCAACATAGACTCCCATAATAACTTCATAAGGATTCCCTCCATTGTAAGAGGCATTAACTGACTTGATAATCTGATTAGTGGCGGGGATTCCTAAACTATATCCAACTGCCTTGGTTATCAGCATTAGATTCTTATGCCTTTCCCTAGGAGTTAATGAATCCCAGTCTAAAGAAGCTGCTAATTTAATACTAGCTTCTGGGATAAGATCTCCCCACTCCCCAACTACTCCGCCAAGATTAGATCCATACTTAGCACTACCTCCAATAATAGGAACCTTTTCTAAGAGTTCAGATGCTGCTGAAGCAATGGCTCTAGGAATACTGGCTCCATCCTCTATAGCTTTCTTATACTCTCCAATTGGGTCTGGAACTACGTTCTCATATCCCATGGCTTTGTAGAGTTGTCCAGCTAAGATAGTCCCCATAGTATACTTCATTGCTCTGATTAGACTCTTCTTATGACTGACATCACTATTCTTAATCCCAAGTACATCCTTAATGATGAAGTTAAAATCTGCAATTCCGAATGTCTGGAGAAGTGTAAGCCATTTAGTGGCCATACTAGACTGAATGTCACTAACAGCTCCCTTAATTCCCATTCCCTGAGTTTTCTCTACCACATCATCAGCAAATCTAACAGCATCTTTTCCTTTGAGCTTCAATCTTTTAGTAGCAAAATGATACCCTGCATTCCATGAAGCTTCAGCCACCAAACCATCCATAGCCTTCATAGGCATCATACTCTTTTCACTTGCGTATTCTCTAACTCCCTTAAACAATCCATCTTGAATATACTCAGCCATTTCAGCATACGCTAATTCAGGCTCCCTAATACTCAACACATCTGATTGCCTCCTGGCTACTGTAGCTTCTCTACTAAACGGACGCTCAGTACCAAGTCTCCATAACCCATAGGCAGTGCTTCTTAAATCTAACAATGTAGGAACTGCTATAATATAGGATGAAGGTTGTACGAATATTGTCCTAAGAGATCCTCCAATAGTAGCAATAACTAAGTTCTTATTAATTGCCTTCAATCCTCTGGCTAACAATGGATGCTGATTGGCAAGAGCTGTAGCAATAGGATCTTTTCCAACAATAGAATCACTCCATCTACTCAACATACCACTAACTGCCGGATTTACATCTGCTAATGAAGTCTTACCTTTTCCATCAAGTCTTGGAAGTTTAGCATAAGCTAATTCCTTAGCAAGCGCTGCTATGGGGCTAATGTAAATTTCATCAAGTCCGTGATTAGAATACTTTTCAATAGCTTTGAAAGGATCTAACTCAATAGGAATGTCTGAAACATTTCTTTTCAAGGCATGAGGATTAAACATTCCGTTGAAGGTTTTACTTAACTGCCCTATCTTCTTAGAGTCCGTAATAACCATCCCTTCAGTAATGCCTAATTGTTTGAGTACATTAAGGTCTCTAAATAAGGGTAGATAATTCTCCTGCCCATTCACGTCTAACAACTTAGGAATGGCCTTCTGCCCTGTATGGGTTCTTACATAATTAGCTCTTTTTCTAAAATTAACTGTGTAGTTTATAAGTTCATTCTTAACCTTAATTTCCTCAGTGGTTAGTTTAGGAATCTCTGTAATCCCCATCTTATCAAATGCTTCTTTAACACTCTTCATATCTGCATAGCAAGCTATGGCAAAATCTCTCATTCTATCAGGAGCTATTCTACTCTTCAATTCATCTACCCACTCTTTAACTTCAGCCTTCTCTCTCTTAGCCCCAGCTTTAGCTTCCCTCCAGTTATAATAAATAGGTCTTAGTGGCCCAGTAAATGCATTGATCTTAGTCTCTGTAGCTTGCATAAATCTATCGAAGGTATTAGTAACATGTTCATTACTTACTCTACCAGTCTTAGGGTCTACATGCTCAATGTACCTTCCCCAAGGCTTCTTCTCCATAGCAAGAACATCATTAGCTAATGCGACAGGTATAGCTGGCATACTATGTACAACCTGCCCTGCTTTGTTTCTCTTAATAGTCTGAGGAAGGGTCGGACCTTCAGGATTAAATACATAAGACCCTGTACTATCCTTGTCTCTAAGTTCTTTCTTATACCCATTCAGCATGCCTACATTCTTCATAAATGTACTAATACCATCAGGCCCAACTCCCATACCTTGAAGAAATTGCTCAATAGGTTGCTTAGCTTTCTTAGCCAGTTTCATAAGATTCTCAATCTGGTCTACTGTACTACGAAGAGGAGTTAAGTCCACTGATCCTCGCTGATTTCCAAGTAATGAGAAAATACTAGGAGTCTTCTCATTTATGGGCTTGTCTGAAGTGTACTTATCTAATGCTCTCATAGCTTTAGAATAGAACATCTTAGACGCTTCTACTCCAACTTCAGCCAGCATCCCAATAGGTCCAAGTG